GGATAAGACGCGCCCTTTGGTACTGCGCCGTATTTATACACCCGCGCGGGGGACACACCAGAGCCGCCTGCCGCGAGCGCGACGTTTAAGGCTTTATTCATCGCGTAGTATTTTTCAATAATTGTCATTTTATTTGTTTGCTGGCCTTGAGCCAGTGTGTTATCGTGCCGGGTATTATTTTTTCTTCCCGCGCCGTTCTCGGTTTCGGCGCGTCCTCTTTCGCGTCAATAATGCGAGCACCTTTCAAGCTGAAAATCAGTCCCTTTGACATTTTAATAATATTTTTACTTGCATCATAAACGCCGCTTATTCTAAAAGTCTGACCTTCGGCATCGACGGTTAGAGCATATTTTTTCCCGTTTTCAAGATTTGCGTTCTTGACGGCCCGCCGAACCGCTTCCCGCGCCATATTTTTAATCGTGATAGCAGTTATAATGTCAGACATTTTCTATACCTCTGCCGGTTCGACTCGTATTTCATCACACGCCGCTACGACTGTTCCGATTGGATTTCCTGACTCGTTCTCATACGCCGGAATAAACGACCACGACAAAATACGCCATTTTTTCCCGTCCGCTTCGATCTGTTCGGGCCGCTCTTCCAGCGCTTCGGAAATAAGAATTGAAACGCCCTCTTGCACTTCGATACCACCTTCCCGCAGGCGCTTTATGTCCACGGGTTGCAGCGGCTTTATGGACGCTTTAAGCGTTAGTATTACCGTCGTAACGGTTGACGATCCGTCGTCATCCGGCGTGAGCGTGTTATAAATCACGTCGCAGGTACTGTCCGCGATACGCCGCGCCGCCAACGATGGGAGCCCGCGTAGCATCGTCATAATTTATACATCCTCAAAACGGTAACGTCCTTTTGACTTACGAACGACGACGCCCGGTTTTATCCCTTTCGGGCCGCTTATAGACCACATATCCGGCCCGGTTTCAGTAAAAGAATAGTTCGCGGGATCACCATAATAGAACTGCGCGATAATTTTTTTTATGCCGTCAAGCGACGGCGACGAACCGAGCAACTGACTATTTTTTGCGGTAGCCCCTTCCGGCAAATAGTAACGGCAATCTTTAGAACAGTATTCTTTTTGGTATTGTCCAACTAAACAACTGCGCGACGATTTAAAATTTTCGCAATCGCGCATCATATTTTCAGGTTTTATGTTTGTAGCCGTCGCGCCCCGGACCATTTCCCGCGCCATGTTTTTAATTATAATTGCAGTTTCGATGTCGGTCATAATTCAAGCTCCAAAAGAATCGCTTGACGGCGTTCAGTGAGCCGCCGCCGCCATCGCTCTGGATCGTTTCCCGCAAAGCTCGTTGATGTGCCGTTTTGACTGACCGACGAAATTTCCGGGAATTTATTGTCAAGCGAAAGTAAATGGCAAGCCGTGTCGAGTACCTGGGAATTATAGGCGTTGTCGCCGTAGAGGCCAGAGTCAACGTCCCGCTTTGCCATCTCTAAGTACGTTAAAATTTCAGCGGCCGACACGGCTGGGTTGTCCAGCCGTGTCGTGAGTTCCGCCGAAAATTGTTCATCCGTGTAAATCATGCGATTATGCTTGAACCGAAAAGTCGAGAATAAACACTTGACCGCGTTGAATGACCATCGGGCCGCCGAAAGTGAGCTGCGCCGCGAAGCTCGAACGCTGTTCACTCACCACGCCCGTAGTGATCCTGGGCGTTGCGGTTGCCATCGGCATCAATATCCCCTTCCGTCCGGTCGGCGCGCCGTGTACCACTGCTATGACGCTGTTATACTGCGCCGAGCCGAGCGAATTGGTCCGGGCGTTCAAAAGTCCCGACGTTTTAACCTCGATACTTTCAATCGTGCCGCCGACGGCGAGCTTCAACGCTTCGCCCAGCGTCCGGTTGAACGTACCGGTTGAAAGGTACTGTACCATGATCGAGTAAATCGAAGTCGGCACATACAGCACCACTTTGCCCGACGTTTTGACGTTCGTCAATGCGACAAGGTTCAAGAGGCGAACCACGTCTTTATAGACGTTCATCGGGTCAGCGTTCGACGGCAGCGGGGCCGTGGGGTCCGCCGGTTTGTAGTTGAAATTGGCGATCTTTTGGATCAGGGTCGTCGGATTCGCCGCCCAGTCCGCAGCGGTTGCCAGGAGCGGAGACGCCGCACCGGCCGACGCGAGGGAAAGCGCGATACCACTCGAAAGCAGACCGTACTGGCCCGTCTCGCCGTCGAACGCCGCCGCGCCCCAGCCGTCAACGATGATCCGTTCGACCGCCTGCATAACCTGTTGTTCGATCGTGGCAAACAACTGATTTTGCAAAATGAAGCCCGCAAGCGCCGGGGCGATTGACCGAGCGTAACCGAGCAGCGCCGCTTCCTGGTCGTTTTCGATGATGAAGCCCTGGGCCTCGGTGTGCGCGTCTTTAAATTCGTTGAACAGAGAGATTTGCGCCATGTTGTTGGCGTAGGTCCGATCGTCGCCGTAGGGGTTCAGGTCGCCAAGACGCTGTTTAGCAGCTCCCGACGCCTCTACACGAGGGATACGGAAACGGCTGATCGCGCCCGCGCTCGCTGCAAGCTCCGGGGACAGTTGAACGGCGTCACCTTCCGCGATAAACGATTCGGCGAATGTGAGCTGTTCATAAAGCTGTTCGGCGAGCTGGTTCAGACCTGCAAACTGATCGTATCCGGGGTTACCGAAATACGCGTTCAGCGCAGTCGCCTGGGCGTTCTCGACGCTCATGCCGGCTTTCATCGCGTTTTGGGCGATACCGTTCAGCTTCGAGCGCAGACCGTGCGCCATATCGACTACGTGGTCGATGCTGGCCCCGTCGAAACGCTTGCGCAGATCGGAAATCGCTGCGCCGTGTTCTTTGTGCTGACTGTTCGCCACGGCAAGAAGTCGCTCGGTCAGGGCTTTGTATTCGTCCCTGGCCGCCACTTCGTTTATTGCCGTGCAACCGTCTTTACGATGCGCGTCGGCGTAGGCGTTACGGGCGACATACCAGTTGCGGAAATTCTGCTCCGCCACCTGGGCGGATGTAATCTTGATTCCTGTTTTCATGTTAACCTACCTTTACGGACGCGAGCCGCGCGAAAATGTACCCGGTTTTAAGCTGTCCGGTGTTTTGTATCCCGGGCGTGCCGTACCAGACAGTGCCGGGGAACGCTACCGCGTCAACGTTGCTGCTGGACAGCTCGCCATCAGCGGTGACGTAAGCGGTACCACCCGCAACGGGGGCCGCCGCGTCTTTCGGGACCATCGCCACGGCGTCAGTGTCGCTTATCATAGCGACATAATCACCATCAGCGTACTCGCCCACGGTCTGATTGATCGCCGATTCGACCTGCGTTGCCGCTTCGAGAAAACCGATCGCAACGATTGCAAACTCGTCCGAGCCGGGGCCTTCATATGCGGCAGCGCCGAGAACGATAATTTGTTTACCGGCGCTGTTTTCCTGGAGCGTTACCACGCTTCCGATCGGCGCGGCGGTAATACTCGCGGCGGCGGGAATAACAAACTCCACGCCGTCAATTCTGCGGGCGTCCCACTGGACCGCGCCGCGTTTGGGGTTGGTTTCCCCTATACCTAATCTTACTCCGGGCATTAGAACACCTCCCCGGCCGCGTTTTGTGCAGCAGCCGTCTGATTTTCTTTCGGTGCGTTTTTCTGCATTTCGGCGAATTTGGTATTCACCGCAGCAATCCGGAGCGCCGGGTCATTCTCACTGATACCGGCCAGGGCCGCAAGCGTGGCGAACGACGGCGTTTTCGCGCCGAAATCCACGTTGAGCGCCGTTGAAAACGCCTTGACCATTTCCTGCGACGGTTTAGCGTTTTCGAGCGTTGCCGCTTCCTTTTTTTCTTCTTCGGCGGTTTCCTTTCCCTCGAAAGCCTCACCGTTTTCGCCTTCCGCTTTCGGCGTGAGCTTTTCGTTGATCTCATTCAACGCGTCGCCGTGCGCCTTTAGCGTTTCTTCCATAGCGCCCATACGGTCTTCGCCGTTTTTCTCCGCTATGGCCTCATCAACCGCGTTTTTAACAAGCGCGGCCAGTTCTTTAGGGTCCATGCTGTACTCCTTAATATTTATTATCTCGCCGCGCGAGTTTTCATGCGTATTTTTTGTATAAATTCTATCAGGAAAGCGCCGTTCCTGGCCCTTGATATATTTATCCGCTTCGTCGTCGCCTTCCACCTCACCGTCATCTATATAACGGCCCGACGCCATATCTTTCGTTCGGTAACGAAGACGTATAACTTTTGTGGCGTTTTCAACCCGCATCCCTCGACGGGAAGCAAGTTCTTTCATCCTGCCTTCAATAACTTTATCCGCTTTATCGCTGCTATACAACTTGTAGTCTTCAGGTGATAGCGAACTTTCAAAACGGTCAATCAATCTTTCCATATCAGTATCATATACTAAACGAACAGATTTTTCCCCATCGGCGTCCGCCGCCGTAATTGCCGCTTGCAGTTTTCGGTCGAGTTCACCCGTCAATAATTTATTATAATCAATCGCGTTTTCCACCTCGACGGTTCCGTCGGTGTTGATACACACGGCATTAGTCACCTTAATTTTATTTTCCGGGTCGCGAACGTGAGGCGCAAGGGCCACATGCGTGGCGCGCAGCTCCCCGGCGATGGCATCGTATTCCTGTCCATCCGGCGTCACGCCATTTTCAACTTTCAGATTGTAAATGTCAACGAACGCCGACGCGCCAAACCCGGACGAACCGAGATTGCCTTTTATGTAAGCGACCTCTTTCGCGCCCTTGACGACGCCCGCAATCATCGCCGCTTTTACTGCCGCGTCAAAAAAGACGTTGTGCGCCCAGCCGTCGATTTTCTTGTTTTGCTCGTTCGTGGTCGAATCATGCCCGCCGACGACGACGGGGGCGGTTTCAAGAGACTTTAAAAATTTTTCATCACTCACGGCTTCCGGCGGGTAGTAAAGGCGGACGGCCTTACCTTCCAGCGCGGCGTTGCCGGTTTGCAATTGCCCCGCGCCGTATTCGAGAACGCCGACGCGCAGGGCAGGCACGGAAAAGCGCATCGACTCGATACGCTCTCCCGAATCATTGAAGGCCCGGACGGGGGATTTGAAGTATTTTAGTAGTTTAGTAATCACGTCCATCATAGAGCACACTCCCTGTTAAAAGTCAATCTCAAATTTTATTTTTAAGCATTTTTTACAATATAAATTTCGATTTTTCATTTTCAATTTTAAGCGCGGCAAGATCACATCGCAGCCGCAGCACCGGTGCTGCGGACGCCTGCCGCTTTGTAGTCGCGGCATCTCAGCGGCGCACGTTTCGCACACCCGACGTTTGTGCCTGGTTGCGGCGCGCGCGGTCAATACCTCGCCGCACTCGCACCGCTGATTACCGTTTTTGTCTTGCACCGCCTCGCACCGGGGCAGCGACGCTTTTGCAAGCCTCTGCAATGTTTGACCGACGGTTTCCCCGTTCATTCTTTCACCTCATACCCGCGTAATGGTTTAACTGGCTTCGTCGGTATCTCCGCCCAGCACCGGCACCCCCAGGCCGTCCCCGGATTGCCTGTATGCGTTTTACCGCTCTTTAAAATCTCTGTCGGCGGATCGTCAAAAAGAAAGCACTTCCCTTGCAATTTGCGGTGCGTCTTTCGGACGCGCTTGTCGCGCTGCGTAGCCCATATATACCGATCTGAAAATTCTTTTATTATACCTTCGTTCAGGCCCGTACCGAGCGCGTAGGCGTTATCGTCGCCGATCTGTTCGGCCCGATCCTTGTAGTGGTCACCGAACGAAAAAACCTTGTAAACGTTCTCGCCCTCCCGCGCTTCGTAAATTTTATTCAGCGCTTCCTGGGCCGTGTAGGATTTTTCTTTTTGCAGTCGGGCAATTTCTTTTTGTACGATTTCGTTTTGCCGGTCCTTGACCGTTTCTTTCATCGTATCGCGTAGCGCATATTGAACGTTAAGCCACTCTTTCACCTTGCCGTCAAGTGTCCCGCGATAAACGCGCATATTTTTTGCCGCGTAGTGACTTTCGAGCGCGTGGCGGTAACGTTTTGAAAACAGCCGGGCGCGTGAATTGAAATCGGCGCGCGCGTCGCTGTCGTCTTCGTCATTCCACACGGCGCGGGCGTAGTCTCTGACGGCGCGGCTCCATTGTTTACTGTATTTTTCAAATACGTCAAACATGCGCCCACCGTCGTTTTTTTATTATGTCGTTTATTGTTACCGGCGACACCCCGAAGTTGCGGGCCAGTTCTTTTTGCCGTATTTGCGTTTCTTCATACAAGCGTCTAATTTTCAGCACGTCTTCAATTTTCAACTTTGCCGCGTGATTGTTTTCCCCTCTTTGCTCTTTGCAAAACTTTATTAACCCTTTAGCATACGCGTGTTTTATATTTTCGCTTCGCGTACAATACTCTAAATTTTTTAACGTGTTATCCGCTTTTATTCCATTTTTATGGTTTATCTCTAAAGACGAAATACCAAGAAACGCCGCCGCAACTAATTTATGAACGCGACAAGTCTTTCCCGCACCGTCTTTATGAAGCACTACAGACAAATACCCGTTTCCGTTCGGGTGCATTTTCATAACGAAACAGCCGTGTGTTCGTTTCGCTCCGTTACCTGTAACATACGCTCGCGGCAACGCCCTCACTGCTCCCCGGTCGCTTACCTCATATAAAGTTTCGTATCCTTCAATCGGTTTCCACGTTTCCATTTTTCTTCCTCTACGCGAGTGGTTTGGTTAGTTTTGTCGATTGCCCGCCTGTATCATCGCCGATTGCATCATCATCGACGCCCGGCGTGGACTCCGCCATTCCCGCGAAAGTGATGTCTTCGTCCAAAAGTTTTAATTGCTTAAACGCGCTTTCAAGTTCTTTATATTCAAATTGCCGTATAAGCGTTTCCGTCCGCTTCGCTTTCAAGTCTTCACGTTCCTGGTCCGTTTCATCATAGATACTTTCAAATTCAATGTCAAAATCGTCTTCCTTCACGCCACACGCCATAACTTCCGCGTCATTGCGTATGAACGTATCAACAACAAAACGAGCGATCGGTTCGATCATACCAATTTGAAAACGGCTACGGACGTGTTCATTAGTCGCCGCGATCTGAAACGCCGCCTGGCTGTAATTCGTGTTTCCGCCGCCGAAGAAATACTCAGGCGAAAGACCGGTAACGGACGCGACATAATCGCGGAATACCCCGGCAATGTTTCCCGTGCCCTCGCTGATATTGTTATTCAAAATTTCCATCTGCGTTCCACGCGCCTGTGCAATCGGCGTCGATACGCCCATCGATTCAGAAAGCCGCTGGAGCTGCGCCCGCATCGCAGAGAGCATCGTATCCGTCTGAATGTCGCCGTCCATCTTTTCGACAATCACCTGGGCGCGGACAAGCAGGATTTTCAGAATGTGAACATACAAATTCCACGCTTCGGCAGCGGACCTGAGCTGCGGAACGCGGTTGATCCCCACGCCGAAAAGCGGTTCAAAGCCGGGGCAGAGAAAAAACGCGCTGACGCCGTGCTTTAGTTTCGCGCCAAAACAGTACAAGTCGCCCACGCGCGTTTGATTATATGGCACGGTAAGACTACCATAACTCGCACCCATACCGTAGGCAAATTGCGTATCGTTAAACACGTTGAACGTTACCGTGTCACCGCGCTTGATCGGTACAAGTAAAGACCCGCGCGGGGACAGGGTGCTGTTAAAAATCATGTCCTTTATAACAGATTGTAATTTCACGCTTTTAAATTTCGCTTCCAGCACCGCTTTGAATTTTTCGTTTTTTGTTTTCACCTCGAAAGGATTTTTCAGCGCCATAGCGATAGGGCGGTCCACCATTTCGGAAAGCGTTGGGACAGATAGGTATTCGGTGTAGTTCACACGGTACGGTGAATAGTCAATGTAGGACATCAGTATCGACGGGTCGGACGGCGTGTTGATCTTGACTGCGCCGTTTGAATAAATGGAATTAAACACCGACGAAAATGCGTCCTCCGTCCGGCGCGTCGCTTTCGCGGGTAGTTCTTTTTGTTTTTGCAAATCGGCAAGGTGATCCGCGTTTACAATCTCTGTGACGTACTCTTTTCCCTGCGCGCCTTTTAACCGTTTATGCTCGCGCTGCGCGTATGCGTACAATAAAGCGTTTTCACTTGCCGCCGGTATATCGCGCACGTTCCGCGCTTCGTTGTACTCGTTCACAAAATTGGTAATGAGCGCGTCGATGTTCGACGCGCTTAAAGTGTTTTTGATTTCCGTCACCATTTGCGTATTGAGTAAAACTTCATCACGCGGGAGCAAGCTCAATTTTTCAAGCGCGCTTGTCATCATTGCGAGTTCTTCAATCGGGCGCGCAAAACGCGCCAGTCGTTGTGTTTTCATTTTTCCTCACTTACTTCATAAGATAATTTCTTTACCAGTTCGCCGCTTTCAAATAGCGGCTTGTCAAAACCTTTTTTCGCAACCGTCGCCGGGGCGTTATGCTGTAGCTCGCCGCTGTTCCTTTCTATAATCCGCTTCGCTTCCGCCGCGACCTGCTGGCCGAGCGCGGTTAACATTTTCGCTTCAATGTCTTTCAAGTCTTGCGCCCGCCCGCGCTTTGAATACGCCGCCACGTTTTTAAAATACGCTTTCATGTGTTTTTTCATTTCGGGCGATGACAAAACATTTTCAGCAGCGATACGCAAGACTGGGCGCGGCGGGATCGTTTCCGTGCCAAAGTGAAGCCACGCGAGCACGTCGCTAAATTTCTCGCCCGTTTTATAAACGCCGGGGAGCGCGCCGAATTTTACAAACATTATTTTATACCTACGGCGGGGTTCGTGACTCTTTGAATCCACTCATTATACATCTTAGCATCGTCCCGCAGCTGTTCCATTGCCTCGCGCGTCAAACACGCATCTGTTCGTACTCGAAACAGTCTTTCAATGGCAATGGAAGCAAGAATTACAAACACTGTCAAAAAAGCGACGACAATAGGTTCGTAATATTTCATATCATATCCCCTTACCGCTTCAATACCTTAATCGCCGCCGCGTATTCAGCCACGATCGGCGACGTTGCCAGCCTGTTTATAGCACCCGCTAAAACGTCCGGACAGTCATCGTGCGGCGCACCTTTATAGTACCTGGACACGCCGAGAGAAAATTCCTGTTGTGTCCCGTCCAAAATGTGAAGCTCCGGTTTATTCGCAATAACCGTCGCTGCTATACGCTCGTGTTTGTTCCGGTCCGCCCGCTGGTATAGCCATAGATTTTTAATAGGGTACGGACCTTCAAGCTCCCGGAACGCGTTTATAAAAAATATGGAAGAGTCTGCAATCTGCGATTCGATAGTCGCTTCGATCGGCGTAAAGCGCGCAAAAAAATCAAGGATGGCGCGGCGTGTCGGAATGTCGGCAATCGACTTAGGCAGCTTGATACCGGTAAATAACAACATCCCGCGTTTGTTCACACCGACCACGGCGGCAGTCGTCGCGTCCGTGTCCGTTTTATCGCTAAATGACGGGTCGATAAACGCCACGCAATACTGGCAGTCCCAGGCGTCCGCCGTCTTAAACGCGCCGATCGTGTCATTATCCTGAACGTGTCGCAGCTCGTAATTACAGCACCATTCCGCATACGGTAACCGGTCTTTCCGCGCCATAATTTCAGCGAGTTCGTCGGCAGGCATTGTCACAGTTCCAACCGGAAAGCACCGCCCCTCAAAATAAGTTTCCTCTATGGTAGAGAATACGTCCTCTTCATGCCAGGGCGTACCGGACAGCCTGGTCTGGCCGAGCGGATCAATGAGGTTATCCAGTTCCCGAAAATACGCCTTCGCCCATTCACGCGCCGCCGGACTGTAACGGTCCTCAATAGTAACTATGTCATCCGGCCAAATATAATCAAAGTGCGCCCCTACGATAGACGTTCCGACGCCTGCTGCGGTCATCGACGGTTCGGGCGTTACGGTCTTTTTAAAAGAAAAAGTCGTGCGCTCGCTCGACCACACCGCCGTTTTTACATCGACAACGTTCCAACGGGAAAACATGTAGAGCCGCAAAACGTCGTTTATTTCAAAATGCTTTTGTATAGTTTTCAAAACGTCGCTTGATAGTTCTTTCGTTTTCCGGACAATCAAAAGGCGCATATCCGGATTGCAGAGGAAAAGAAGCGTCATGCCGACGATACCACACGTAGTTTTGTAGCTACCCCGGTGCGCCTGGAGTACGCCGAATTTTGCGTATTGCAAAAATATCTTTATCCATTCACCATGAAGCGGCGTGAGTTTTTCATAACCAAGTATGTGGCCGAGTTTGTGCGGCGCGTCCAACCACGCGCGGAGCAACGCAACGTGATTAATTTTTTGGTTCTGGCTTAACGATCCCAAATTCTTTTAATACCTGTTGTACTTTATCGTCGTCAGTATTTATTGTCAGCACCGTTTCGGTTTTTATTTTACTGCCCTCGGTCCCTTCGCGAATTTCACGCATAAGCGACACGCGAGCCGTCGTGGTTTTCGGATTAGTGCTGTTCAAAATTTCCCGCGCAACGGCCCGTATGCCGCCGCCTTTTTTTATTCCCGATTGATCGGCGAGCAAGTCGGCATATATTTGAGACATAAGTTTTTTTTCTTTCCGCACCTTGACAGATTTAATACCGCCGAGCTTCCCACGAGCTTGCGGCGAGGTCTTCGGTTTCAAGTTTTCTTTACGTCCGGCCATTACGCTTTCACCACCTTTCCAATTCCAAAAATGTTTTTCACGATCTGCTCCGGCCGCCCGGCGAGAAAATCGTCGCACGCTTTTTTCACGCCGGGAAACGGCGCGTACTCGTAATCGTGGATTAAAATAATTCCACCGGGCACCATTTTGTCGTAAACCTTTTTAAAGCTGTCCATGATCGATCCGTAAAAATCCCCGTCGAAAAACGCAAAACAGATTTTCTCCGGGTATTTGTCATCCGGAATATCGCCGAAAAATCCTTTATTGATAACCGGCAATTCTACCCCCGCGTCTTTAAACGTCTTTTTGAACGCGTCCTCGGTCACGGCGGATGAACCTTTATCGCACGGCGTCGCGCCGTCCTCCGCTGTTTTCGGGGGCAATCCTTCAAACGAATCGTAGACGTGCAATTCTTTGTCGGATTTTATTCCGGTAAGAAAGCACTTAATATAACTTGACGTTACGCCGACATTGCAGCCTAACTCCACCACATCGCCGTCAAGGTCCAGCACGGACGCGAGGTTTTTCAAGATATAATCGATTTGCCCGTCGCCCAGCATGATAAACTTTTTCCCCTTTGCCCCGGCTAATATCGCGTTTAACGTCTCTATCATCGTTTTGCCCTCCCGCTCCCGCCCTTCCATACCGGCTGTATAGCAGCGCGTGGTGGACCCCCACATTTGCCGCACGTAAATTTTATCCGCCCCTGTGTATTTTTCCCCTAAAAAATGTTCAGGGATAAAATAGTGTGAGGGAAAAATTTTCACTTTCGCTTTCGTCTTTTTATACATTTCGCCCATGTAGGCGTTACCAACCGTTTTCCACGGTACGTTATTCGGCGTGCGGCCCGTCAACCCGTCAATAAGTTCGCGAGCGAACACGCCGCCCTTCACGCTCGCGTGCAGCGGCGATATAAGGCCTGGTCGGATTTTTTCATTTTCCCATACGCTGTATGAATCATAATCGTTGTAAAACAATTCGTCGATAGACGCAAGACACACCGCATCGGCCCCCGGCATAAATCCGCCGTACTCGTGTAATATCTCATATGTACACACGTCCGATACACCCGGCCATAGTTGCCGCGCGCGGAAATAATCAATCCATTTCTGATTGACCCACTGCCGCCCGAATACCGCATCATTATCCCATAGTCGATACTCCCAGCCGGGGTGCTTTTCCTTCCAGATATCCATCCACACAGTCGGCCGGGGGTGGGGGCCTACCCATAATTGATGAATGATTTTCGGTATCGTTACCGGCTCGCACCCGTCCATTTTCCACGCTTCAAACCCTACGGGATTATTTGCTAAACTTGGTTGATCGATACGGTGGTTGACAAGGGAGGGGACGGGAAAAAGTATCTTCATGCCCTGGCGCTTTGCGTATTCCGATATACGGTCATCGTCGTGGCGGGAGCGCTGGCGGTCAAATTCCACCAACATGGGCTTTATATGGGCTACCGGAAGACATATTGCAATTCCCGCACGGGTAACATTGTCGTGGTAAGCCCCGTCCTTTGGCCAAAGGGGGGTGAGTTTTTGGTCTTGTTTCAGGAAAAAATTATACCCCTGGGGCGGCCGTCCCGCTTTTATGCGCCGCTCTTCCTGGTCCGTGATAAACGCCGCTGCGCGCTCGCGGAAATTATCAACCGGTACGGCGTCGTCCTGGACCGTTATCGCAAAATCCGCCGTCATATCATGCGCCCGCCACGAACGTTTGGCGTTTTCAAGCAGGTTATTCTGTTGATCTATACAGAAATCTGATACGGGGACGCCAAGTTTCTCTGACAGAAAGGGAAAATGATCAGCTCGCGACGGGTGCGCCATTACTACAATTGATAGCTTCATGGAATACACTCGCATATCTTTTTTATGTGTGCATAAAACTCTGACACACTTAAATCACTCTTCATATAATTACAGCGCATACAACAACTCACGACATTATCTTTTGTATATCCTTTTTGATTATCTACTCGGTCGATTCCATTATACGTATAAGCACTGCTATAATTCAATTTCCTTTCTTTTCGCGGTTCCGTTCCACAATACGCGCAGACGCCCTTGAAAATCTGTTCACACTGCTCAGTGGTTAACCCCCACTCTATATTTTCCTTTTTAGCGCGTAATTTATATTTATAAATTATCTCATTTCTGGCGGCTTCTCCGTTCGGTAATGAGCGATCCCGCCCCCATTCCTCGCCGAGTTCCTTTCGATAACAACCACAACTTTTTGACTCGCCGTCTTTTAGCGATTGCTGTAAAATGTCTTTAACCGTCCCACAATCACACACACATTGCCAGTACCGCCGCCCATTTCGTATGAAAGTGTGCACCGTCGTAAGACGCCCAAACCGCCTATTTATCATCTCCATGCTGTCTTTTAGAACATAACGCGTACATTTTGTCAAGGAATTTTTCGCGCGTTTTCTCGGGTCAAAATACAGGTGTACGCTTTCGCGTTTTTGTTCAGTTTTAATCATCCGTCCCCCCGG